TCACGACTAGTGTATCACATAATGCAACACTTGGCAAATATTAGTTAATCGAAGGCATCTCGTTTTTTTAAAATATATACTTCTGAATCACATTGACTACAAGTTAAATTGGTCATTACTGAATACTTATCATAAAAAAGTTTATGCATTGATGCATCAGTATCCATATCAGTACCTGTAATTAATTCAGCACCGCACCAATAGCAATTCATTATTCTTTTCCGAAGATAAGCTCATGGGCTGAAATTTGATATCCCAAATCCCATGCTTTCTCTAATACTTTTTTTTGAATGGAGGTAGGAATTGTTCCTTGCTTTCTCCACTTGCTTACAGAACCTGCATCCCTTCCAACCTGTCGTGCCAATTCTCGGACACCACCAAATTCTGAGATCACAAGTTCGTAAGGGGTTTTTGTAGTTGTTTCCATATCTCTATATTGCCATAAATGCAACATTTAATCAAGTAATTTGGCAAAAAAAAAGAGGGTTGTTATACCCTCTATAAATTTTGTAATGCGTAGTCTAAACATTTGATGATGTCTTCTCTACTTGGTGTAAAACCTGTATTGATTTCTATGTAATCTCTTAAATTACAATTTATAGAATGAGTCAGGTTTTCAATTTGCTCATCGTTTAGTTTTGGATTGTTCATTCGGCTAAATCCTCCTTGTCTGGTACTTCATAAAAGTTTTCTTCATACTCTTCTTTTTCATCGTCAGGGATGCTATCCCACTTTAAAGAATCCTCATTGAATTCTTCTAGTTGTTCGATTACTTCAGCATGGCCAAAATTACGGTTGATTGCATCATGGCCAAAAGCAATTTCATAGACTTGTTCAATAAATTCTTTGTTGTCCATTACTTAACCTCTGCTTTAGTTTTGACGCTGTACTCTACAGTATCCCAGACATCCATAAATTGTACTAACCATTGTACGTGTCGCATTTGCAACTTGTCTCTGTATGGAGCATTTAATAAATCTATAGCTGATTCATTAGGTAGCTTGTGCTTTTTACGATAAGTTTGAAAAACTTCTACAAGCCATAATTTTTCGTTAGTTAAAGTCATTTTTAAAACTCCTCCATTAGTTCGATACCTCTAATTGCTGCTTTAATCCAGTTGCACGCTTCACGCTTTGTTAAGCCTGTTGCAAGTGAAGTAACACCTCCTCCTTCATTTACGGTGCGGTGTATAGCTGTATATCCATTTTGATTAGAAGTATGGATATTTCCTATGTTGTCTTTGTAAGGCCAAACATTTATAGGATTATTAGATTTTTTATTAAGTATCTTTAGTTGATACTCAATATCTTTATTTGTGGTGCGTTCCATGTGTTGTTAAAAAAATTTAGTAAGTGACAATCGGTGGACAACCGATACTTATAGTGTTGCAGTTAATCCATCATATGTCAAGTAATTAATTTTAGATGTTGCGGTTTATTCTTTATTTCTCTATATTATGAGTAATTTTATTTATTTTTTTAATGGCTGTAATTACTCAAACTACTAGAGAGTATATTCCAGTTAATGAAGACGGTTACAGAATTGGGGAATTTCATCATCAAGCTAGAATTCCTGAGTACATCATTCAAGCTATCTTAGATTTAAGAGAAACTTATAATCT